ATCTTTTCGTTAGCCATGACTGGAGTTCTCCTTTAGAATATATGTAGACGCTTCAGAGTCTTGAGATGAAGTCTTTGAACAGGTTCATTGCCTGCTCTTCTAGTTTGCGGGACGGGGTATTTTTGATTACCTTCTTGTACTGTTCAATAACTACAGGCTTGAGAACCCCATTATCCCAAATCCATTCCTTGCCTTCCATGATACCGTTCACAAACGCATTGGGTGCGGAGGGATCAGCCACCACATCCACTGCTGCAAGCATGAAGTCTTCTTGCACCACATTGACTCCATCCTGTTCCTTGAGGCTACCCATGCCACGGGACGAAACGCCTAGTTTGGCTCCTTCGTCAATCAGATTCTTTACAATCTTGCCGTAGGGGGTGTCCATGATCTTGGCTTCACCAATAATCTGCTTGCCGTCCACGGACAGATTCTTGATGATGTGCGACACGCGCTCTAGGTTCACGGTTGGGCCTTCGGGATGCCCAAGTTCACCCATAGCACGGTTCTGCTTTACATACTCGTTATTGTAGCGACCGATTTCCTTGTCCATAATAGCCCCAGGATACACGCGACCGTTACGGTTCTTGGTATCCGATTCCATGAATACACCCTTAATGAAATAATTCTTCTGACCGTTCTTTTCTTCGGTCAAGACTTGAATTTCACTCTGGGTTGTTTCGGTGATGAGTTTCATTAGTTGCCTTCAGCCTCTTCGTACATGGACGGCTTTTCGCTCTTGGTCTTCTTCTTCTTGGTTTCTTTCTTGTCTTCGCCGTCCTCGCCATCGCTGTAGATGCCCATCTTCTTGTCTTCGTTGAAAAGGGCTTCAGCAAGACCAACACGCTCTTCGTCTAGCAGGAGCGAAGCCTTGGCGTACAGGTTCTTGAAAACGCTTTCCTTAGCGTCCACATAGTTCTTCTCTAGCAGGGCTTTTACGATCTTCTTGTTGATGTCCATAGGTTCTCCTTGTCAGACCTTATTTATTTAGTATTCGCTGTATTTCTCGCCTATTAGAGAGGGTTGAAATATTATTCCTTGGGATTTCCAAACTCGTCCTCGTCCTCGTCGCCACCCACAATTTCACCAATTGTTACCTCGGGTTCTGGAGCAGAAGCAGCACCTTCAGGGGCAGCACCGCCCTCGGCAGAAGCACCACCAACCGCCTCAACTGGGGTCATTTGCCCTTCGGGAGACACAATCTTGCCCTCTGCCATTTCCTTCTTGATGGCATTGTCAATCTCTTCAATGTCTTCCGCAGTCTGCTTTAAAATATGCCGACGCACAAAATCGCGGGAGTAGTACTTGCCAACAAAGTCTTCTGCGTCTCGTGCAGACTGTAGACGGTCTTTGAGAATTTCGCTCTCTTTGAGTTCGCTGAAATGGGAGTCTTTGTTGAACTTGAACGCAATCTTGGGTTCAATGTCTTGCCACTCGTCTTCACGAATAATACCCTTAAGTACCAACTGGATACGGAGCAGATTCAAGAACACTTCCGAGAACTTCATGCGAAGTCGTTCCACAAACTTGAAGAATTTTACTTCATCGCGGCTAATTTCAGACGCACGACCAATGTTGAAGCCTGTGCTTTCCTCTAGGCGAGAAGTGGGTACATTAAGAGACTGGAACAGTTTCTTTTGGAAATACTTGACATCTTCCATTTCACCAAGATTCTGTCCACCCTGTAAAGTACTGACTTCTGTGCCCTTGCCGCCTTCACGACGAGGCATCCAAAAGTCTTCAAGCATGGACAGGTGCTTACGGGTATCGTTCATCTCACCTGTATTGGGATCGTACATGAGTTTGTTACGATACCGCTGCATGAGTCCACGCACATATTCTTCTGCTTTTTGCTTGGGTAGATTGCCCACATCCACATAGAAAATACGGCGTTCAGGAGCACGGGCTAGACGGTAAATGATTACCGCGTCCTCAATCATACGCAACTGATTGAGTGCCTTGATTGCCTTGTGTAGATAACCCACAATTTTCTTGCGACGAGAATCGTACAGTCCGCTGTGAATAAAGCAGATGGCATCAGGATTAATCTTAAGTCCATCCAGTGTCATGGTGGACGAAGCCTGATCTTGTTCGCTGTAGATGTAGAACTCTTCTATTTCAGAAACAAGATTTACACCAAGTGGAGCGTTTGCCATCTTGCCACCGCTGGTATTTGCGGTGAGTGGCTTCTTCTTTACTTTGCGAACCTTACGAATTCTGGTTGGATCAATTGGACGCAGTTCAAGAATGCCTTTCTTCTTGTTCTTCTCGTCAACAATAATATGGTAGTACAAACGGCTGTCTATGTACCACTTGCGAAACACTTCGTAGCCACGACGAGTAAAGTCTAAAAGATTTAGAACTTCGTGGAACTCGTCCTCAATCTTGTCCTTGATGCTCTTGTTTTGTTTGACTGCTGACACATCAATCTTTACAGCGTCTAGTGTGTCGTTGTAAACAATACTCTCGTTGCAAATATCTGCAATAGCACTTTCACACTCGGGGTGGAGTGCCATCTCACGATATTTGTAGATGAGTTCAATGTCAGACTTTACAGAGCCGTCAAAGTCAACATACGCTCCGAAATATCCACCCACTTCAATGGGAGTGGCTCCGTCATCGTAATCTGGGGGCACAAAAGAAACGGGCTTCTTGAGGAGTTCCTCCGCAGAAGCCGCGTCCTTGCCATCCTTTTTACCGATGCTAAAGCCGAACAGGTTGATAGCCATAATATAATTACCTTTTCAAAAGGGCTTCAGAAGCCCTGACCGAAGTTGATACCAAGACCTTGTAGTACGGCTCCTAGACCGCTGCCACCAGTAGCGGGAACTGCTGCCCCAGGAGCGGCTTCCCACCACGAGTAGTTTAGGGTTACGGGGAATTCAGCAATTTGGTCATTGTTCTCGTAAGACAGATCAATGCTGCCCACATCGCTGGGGAAGCAACCAATGAAATTGTAGGTACGCACAGCCTCACCGTCACGATGGAGTTGAGTAACCGACCAAGTGGGCATGAACTCCATGAAGTTACGGGGAGCGGTGTTGGCGGTGTGCTGATTGAAAATGGCACTCCAAGCCTCAAATGCCGAACGGAGAGCGAGGTTGGTATCAGAGATCACGGTGAGTGTCCAGTCTTGGAAAACTCTGTCCCCAGGAAGTTTGATGCGACGACCACGGTACGGAACTTCAATGGTTCCGATGGACGAGGCAGGAATCTGTGCAGCCTTTACCAAGAAAGAAATTGCTCGGTTGTCTGCGTACCCTGGAATTGACCCGTTGACCACGAATAGATTGGTACGAGCACCACCGCCAGCGAAGGCGTTTACGAACCCTGAAATATTGTTAGTTGGTTCTACTGGCATTAGGACTTACTCCTTTTCTCTCTTATCTATACGATCAGCCGCCAACTTCGCTGAAGTTTACGCCAGTCTTGGTGGCAATAAAGTTCAACTGGATAAAGTTGATGCTGCGGGTGGGCTTGACGAAGATATCTGCAACAAACTCGTTGCGGTCAATTATTTCGCCTGTGTTGTTGGTTTCATCGCACACCACCTTGAAGTCTGTGATGCCACGACGCTGCTGAACCGTCTTGAGGAACGGAACCACTAGATTCTTGAATTGAGCACGGGTGAACGCATCGTTCTGCTCAAACAGGAAGAACTTGCTAGCGGTGGCAATTGCCTTCTCAAGAATGATGAACAGGCGACGAACATTGATACGGTCAAACGCAGAAGGACGAGTCTGCATGGTCTTGTCGCCAAACAGAATTACGCCTTCTCCTGGGAATGAAACCACAGGGTTGATTTGACGGGTATACAGTTCGTCACGGTGGGCTTCGCTGGACGGGTTGTACGCCAACTTGACCACACTCTTGACCTGTCCACGGTTGAAGCCTGCGGGCGAGAACCACGCTTCATTGGTGAACTCGGTACGAGCCACTAGACCTGCAATATCAGCGTTGAGAGGCACTAGACGAACAAGGTTATTGTAAGTGTCTAGTTGATACTTCCAACCACTGTCAGCAACAGCGTATGAACTATTTACATTCAATGTGCTATCGCGGAAAGTCTTGATTGCACTAAGTGCTTCGTATGGCTGCTTGTTTTCGATGTCGGTCTGTGCAGGAGACACGAATGCCATGCAGTCGAGACGCTTCTCGCAAATCTGCTGAATAATGAGTTGTTCAAGAGTTGCAGAAGCGTTTCCTGTTGGAAGCAGAGACACATCAACGGTGTCTGCGTCTTGGAACAGGCTCCATCCACTAGACCAACGCTCGCTGTCGCTTGGTGCAACTGATGCAGCACCAGTCAATCCTAGAGAGTTGACTCCAGCACCAACAGCCGATGCGGTGCTTAGAGCAGGTCCAACTGCTGTTGAAAAAGTAGAAGACGCAGAAGTTGCTGTGTTACTATTCAACTCTTGAGAAAGTGCCCAAACATAATCAGACTGATCGTTGATTACGGTTCGGTAGTAGTTGCTGCTTCCGTCGTAATTACGGGCATCTGAAGCACGAGACAAGCCTTCAAACTTCTCCAAAAGATTGTTTGCGGTTCCTGTCCACTTTCCGTCCTTGTCAAACACTAGCACACTCACAAGATCGCCGTTTCCACCAGCATCACTTGCGTAATTGGTGGTTGTTGCGCCTGTAGACACATACTTGGCGTATGCACTTTTTAGATCGAAACTATTTCCAGCAGCCTGTGCTCTTGGAAGAATAGAAGACAGAAGCAGACGAACTCGTGGTAAACCACTTCCGTCTAAAGTGACTCCGCTGGTTACTCCGAAGAAGTCGCCATTGGTTGGAGTCAATGTAGTGAAAGTGGTGCTGGCGGTTGTTCCTCTTTGAACTCCACTGATTGTAACAGTAGTTCCGTCAGCAAAAACAACATCATCGCCCACAGCAAAATAACGAACTTGGCTCTGTCCTGTGGTGTGCATGTCTATGAAAGTAGCACCGAGAGAAGCAGCAGCAGCCAAAGACGCTCCAGTAATACCGTTTCCGCTTGTAAGCACAACCTTTATGCTGTTTCCAAGAACACCTGGATATTTGGATGCAAACAATACTCCGTTAGTTGCAGGAGTAGAAGCGGTAAGTCCAGCACTAGCACCAAAGTTAGTGGAATTGGTGATGTACAGATTGTTTACAGCAGTTGCACCTGCTTTTGTAACATTAGAATTGTAAGAACCACTACCCACAACACGCACAACCTGCATGCTGTTTCCGTACTGTAGGAAGTTGGCAGGTGTAAAGAAGTCCACATAGTTGTTATTGTCGGGCTTCTGGAAAATATTTGATAGTTCACGCTCGTTGGCAACAGTCACGATTTCGTTGACTGGTCCCCAGTGGAAATATCCTGCAAAACCGCCAGGTGTGGTTGCTACGGCGGGAACGATTGTGGTCAGGTCTACTTCTTTGATGCTTACGCCAGGGCTTACTCTAAATCCCATTGTGGTGTCTCCTTCGTCTGTGAAGCACGGGGTGTGGTGTCGTTACTTCTACTTGTATGTATTATTTGGATTTTTCCTGTGGCTACGCCACGAATCCTTATATTTAGCCCCGTCAGTCACCACCCCAATTCCAAGCCGTTCCGCTGCCGTCTGTGAACCCTGTGGGATCGCTACCGTCGTCTACGAAACCAAAAGGAGTCATTTCTTCTTCCAAATTTTTCATTTGGTCTTCGTACAGGTCTTTTCGGATGTCGCTGCCTGTAATATCTTTAAAATATGCTTGGGTTGTGAGCCATCCAAATAGCACTAGAGTCATTACCAAATCGTCATTATGATTGTCTTCGGCTTCAAAAGAATCGCCCCGTGCCACAAAAGTACACAACTCGTCCACCACACTAAAATCTTCCACTAGCAGTTTAGAGTCTTCAATCAGGTTTTTCAGAATGGCACAGCCTATACGCTTCACGGCTGTGGAGGTCTTTACTCCCTTCATAGCCGAGCCGCCACGCCCGAAGCCACCGTTCACAACCTGTCCCTTGCGTCCCTGCATCTGCACATAAATGATGTTGTCGTATTCCATGTCATCGTGTAGAATGTCTGCTACCTGCTGTCCAATATCGTTAATCTCCACAAGCACGAATGCGTTGTTGTACTGACGAGCCACAGGGTAGATGGCATTGGGATACAACATGGGGGCTAGTTGGTTGTTGCGGAATGTGGCTACCACCTTGTACGGTATCTGCGTTACATCCACCACAGTAAACGCATGGTAGTCTTGCCCAACTCCACGAGAGGTGTCTACCACAATCACATACTTGTGCCCTGCTTCGGGACGGGTGTACACACGCAAACCTTCGCTATTAAAATATTCAGGAGTGCGGTACGCCAAGCATTTTAGTTTTTCGGGGTGCACAAGGGTGTGTACCGAACCCAAGAACTCCGTTTCAAACTCTGTGCGAAACTGCTCTTCGGAGGTGTTGGAAATGGTTTGCTTTTTCCACTCTTCGTCACGACCTGGCACATCGCTCCAATGCACTTCGATTGGATAATACTCGTTCTTGCCTTCTTCTCCCGTTCGCTTGTTGGCGTTTACCCACAGGCGGTAGAACATGTTCAAGCCTTTGGGAGTGGACACAATAATAACTTTGGTTTCTTTACCGCTTGTAATGGTGGGATACACCGACGAGAAAAACTCTTCAGCCACATTCTGCGGCACATACGCAAACTCGTCCAACATGATGCAGTTGTACGAACCACCACGAACAGCGGACGATGAAGTGGCTGCTGCAAGCACTTTGGAGCCGTTTTCTAGTACAATTGAGCCTTTGTTCCACTCTACCACACCCTGCTGCAACCACACAGGCAGGTACTCGTAGGCTAGTTTCAAGCGTCCCAGCAGTTCACGGGCTGTGGCTAGTTTGTTAGCCAAGATTGCCACGCTCATGCTTTGGTTGAACAGGATATAGTGCAACAAGAACGAAATCATGGTTGTGGACTTACCGCTCTGACGGGGCATCTTGCAGATCACGAATCGGTTCTTGTGAACGGCTTCAATCATGTCCTCTTGGAACTCATACGGCTCAAACGGCACCAAGCCTTTGTCCAAAGACACAATCTTTACATAATTTTTGATGAAATACAGCGGGTCTTGAGAGCACCGCACATACTCTTCAATCTGCTTTTCTGAAAAGTTTATGTTTACGCCAGCCGCTTTAAGGTTGGCGTTTCCAAGATATTTTTGGCTTTTGTTCACGATTCATCCTCTACCTTTGCATCAATAAACGCTTTTGTACTGGAACGAGCAGAATTTATAATGTCTTGCAGATCACGAGTAGACCCCACATAAATGGCATTGTTTGTGGTGTGGTTGTTTGTGGTGTTGTTTTCAGTTTTGCGAATACCCTTGATCTTGTCATGGATATCTAGCAGATCACGATTGGTTTCTGAAAGGGTCTTTATCATTTGGGCTACCACTTCATACGCACGGGGCGAGTCGCCTTCTTGTGCCACGGCAATAACCCCATCCAAAGCGTTTTTGCCTGCTTCTACCAATTCACGAAGATTTTTACGAGCAGTCTCGTAATCGTGCTTCAGGTCTTTTTCAAGGTACTCGTCTGATAGAGGAGGAGTCTCTATCTTAACCATAGGCATGGGAGCAGACTGCACAATAGCCTGTGGCTCGCTCTCACCCGTGCTACCAACACCCAATACACTTTCAATATGCGAAAACCCATCACCCATAAAAACCTCTCAATCAACTAGGATACGGCGGTGCTGTGATCCCCATGTCTCCAAACCACTCAACTGTTACGCCCTGTGCAAGAGTAGAGCCGCTCTGATACTCGTAAATCTGGGTGTACGGGGTGTAGTTATACTTGCTGGAACTTGCACCGCTTGGTCCTGTTATACCTGTGAATATCTTGGTTGCCAATCCAGTAACACCTGCAAGTGTAGACCCTGCGGTGTAACTTGGAAAGTAATTGAAATCGTAAATCTTGGTATCGGTCTTGCGGATTTCCTTGTAACTGCGGACATTACCAAAGATGTACGACTTCATGGTGAAGTTCAGGGTGAAAATAATACTACGACGAGACTGGAAATCGCCTTCGTAGTCTTCTTCAGAACTCACAGAGTTCAGGTAGATGGGTACATCTACCTTTGTATTCACATCGTCAAAGTTAACAGTAGCCACAAATTCAGGAGCAAAGTACGGTAGTATTTGTTCAACAATTTGCAGCCCGTCGTCCATGTTTCGGGTGTACACATACAGCCCAAAGTCAATGTTGTACGGCACCTCTGCAAAGGTATACTTCATAGACGATGTTTGTGTATCACGAACCACATTTCGCTGCATGCTGTTTCGCTTACGGGCAGGATCGTATGCAAATCCTGTAATTTCAAATGCCATGCGTGGCAGGGTAATCTGCATGGGATTCTGTAGATACGGATCTCCTGCTAAACGCACCTTGTACTTTTCTTTGGGAGCGTATGCTAGGGGCACTTCAATGTATTCTGTGCCGTTACTAGTAGCACGAGAAATCTTGATTTGGTTGAATAAGGCACCAAATGCCACCACCATTCGCCTGATGGATTGGTTATAGAACTGCGTAAACATCAGTACAGTCCTTCACTAAACGGATCTTTCTCTGTGAAATCAAAGATGTTGTCACGATTGGCTTCCAAATCAAGGGCTTCGTTGTCTTGAATGTTTGCGTTAGTTGTGTGGATATTTGTATTGGTGATCTCTGTAATAGCAGTAGACGCATTACTGGTTCTGCCAACAACGGTATCACCTACTTCAAAATCACCTTTGGTCACATTTACGGTAATGTAATAGTTATTGTCTGCGGTATCCTCAACCTTGTCTACTCTGCCAACTGCATGTGGGTTTGCAGAATTACCAGCGTAAATTTCTTCGCCAACCGTGAATGCCTTTGCTGAACTACTAACCTTGAACAGTTTTTTATAAGTCGCTACAGCAGCCACCGCAGCGTCCATATCGCTTTCACCTGTATCAATCTCTTCTTGCGTGTACTTGAAGGATTCACAGTACAGTTTGAAAGAGTATCGTTGACCCAGCGGATAGAACGGGTTGTCGTGTTCCACATACTTGATTTCAAACAGATTATACGGATAATCAAAATAAATGATGTCGCCTTCACGGGGGCGACCCAAATCTCGGATTGCAGTATTGTGGCTCATTACTTCCAAGAACCTACGCTTGGACACAATGAAAGTGCAGTTCTCTCGGATATCTAAACCAAACCGAGTCATGTCACTTTCGCCATCAAATCCTTCAGCGTTTTCCATGTACATTTCTATACGGTTTGCGTCCTTGAACTTGGACACTTCTTCGCCAAGAATCTTGTCTTCTGTAACCGTTTCTCGTGGAATGTACACCATATCGTGACCGTGGATTTTGATAGCCTCGGTCGTGAGTGATTCTAGTAGGTTCTGCTCGCCTACATTGTTCCTACGAAAATACGGGTTTACTGCCATGCTTTATCCTGTAATAAAATCGGGTGGCAATTGGTACTTGCTCTGCACATCTTCTTCCAATTTTGCTATTTCTTCCATTGCTTCCTGATAGATTTTACCGCCGTTGAATGTGACATTTCCTGGGAGTGGCATACCCTCGTACTTAGACAGGTTTACTCCCCACTGCCGCTTGATAAGAGCAATAGTATACTTTTTCAGGTAGTTGTCGTTATAAATTTCGGTTGCGAGTTCGGGGTTATTGGCTGTGTACGCCTCAATCATAAGGAAAGTGCCTGCCTGCATATCGGTTGTGGTGGCATCAATAAACAGGCGGTTGTTTACTCGGTTGAAACGAATCTGTTTTTCAGGATCAAGCAACTGCTCCAACATCTCAATATACTGCATGGTAGACACATAGTAGTTCAGATTGGTCTGCCCTGTACGCAAACCGTAAAAGTCATTGAGTGCCAACTGGTAGCGGATGTTAAAGATATTATGGGTGGAGATGTTGAAGCCCATATGAAATATACGATTAATTGTCAGAATGGACGGATCAATGGGGGTGGTGTCTATAAATTTACGGTCGATGTCTTGTTGTGTTAGCGGATAGGTGTAGTACATCCGCATACCGCCATCGTGGTGCCACTTGGCAAAGTATTGTAGTGCTTCGTCAATGCGGTCTTCTACCTGTGAGTCTTCCACATTAACTTCAATCACAGGATGACCTAGTGCCCGTAGGCAGTAGTCTTTTAGTTGTTGACGGGATTGTGGGCTAGCCATGCAGTCTCCTTTTCAAGTATTTAGGAGCGTGGCGTTTTGCCTAGTCTCCGTTTTCAGCCTTTAGTCTTTCCACTAGTAAGGCTAGTTCAGGCTCGCGGGCACACCACCGATCACAACCCGCGTCTTGTTTCTTTAGGTATACGGTATTGTCTCCGTCTGTAACATAGTGCCGAACGCCCTGCTCGTATACCCGTGTGTGAAATCCAAACGGAACAGAGTAGTCACCACACACTTTCAAAAAATCATCCCACGAGTACTCGCGCCCGTTGAGAACCACCTTTGAGTTTCCATAATGTATAAGGGATATAGCCATAAATTATGGAATGGCTTCTACTTTTTCTTGTTCTACACCAGTGTTCCAGTAGTTTTCTGGAGAACGATTGGTTTTTGTGGTTAGTGATGTTACAGGAATGTAGACCACTGAATTTCCACTTGCTGCTAACTTGGAAACAATTTTGGGTTGTGTGATACCTTGGAAAAGTTTCAAATCTGTATAGGATGTTTTGGAGTCTATGGCATTATTGGCAAATGTTCTTGCAGTATTTGCTTCACCAAAATACGCCAACACATCTTTATACAAATTGCAAGCAGCAGCAGTTACAAACGAATAATAGTTTCCTTGTGCGTTTGGTATGCCAACCTCAGCAGTTAATCCACCCACAATAATAGCATCGTAGACATTTTTCAAATAATTCAAGTTGCTTTCTATTCCGTAGTATGTCCACGATGTTGGGAAAGTGGAACCAGAATATAGGTTTGTAAAATCTCCACTTGCTCCGCTTGCACCAGCCATTGCAGTAATTCCGAGATAGTAACGGAAACTGTAATCAATAAGGTCTTTTCTGTACTCCTTTGCACCAGTTAGACCAGAAGTCAAATCGGTTACTGCTGTTGGAATGAAACACGACTTGGTATCGTATCCGAAAATATAACCGTATGATGTTCCTGGAACAGCATGACCTCCACACACACCCACTATGGGGGTTGTCCATGTTCGTGAAGCCGTGGAGCCAATATTTCCGTATATGAACAAATCGCCGTTATAAAACGCCACATTACTCATTATTTTGTTTGTGGTATCGCAGGGGAATAAAGATGTGCCTTCTGGGCCATCCATTCCCAAATGGTATACAGTGTAAAATCCTGCTTCTTGCTTTGTAGTTATGGTTGGTCCTGTTGCTCCTCCCGAAAATCCACGAACAGGATCAAGACGGCCTCCGTTGGTTGAACCAATACTAACCATTATGTCATCAAGCCAACCCTTGAGTGGTCTGTAGCCTTGAGGACCACAACCAACATAGAAACTTGACGGGGTGTTTCTAATGTTTCCAGCAATGGTAGCAATTTTTTCTTGCCGCTCTCCGTTCCAATACGAGCAGACGGATGCACTGCTTCCAGCATTGATCCACGATACGGCAAAATGATGCCATTGACCAAGTGTTACTCCACTTGCGGGAGACACATTCATAGAATAACTGAATCCGCTATTGCTGTGAGACGAATGGCTAAAGTGGAATTTTAATCGCTTGGCACTAATATCAGAATCGTATTCAAGCGAGAAAGAATCATTTGTTGTGCCAATTCCAATACCAGCAGAAGCACACACTCCACGGAACGCAATTATAGGGTCGTAAGTGGTTGAAGGATTGGATTCCAACAGAATAAAACCAGAAATCAAGAAACAGGTTCCTGTTGTTCCCGCACTGCTAAATCCTGGAAGACTTAATCCCGCTGTGGGGGTGTCCAAATCCAAATAAGAACCCATGAACTGTGCTGCGTTGTTGCCAAGGAAACCGCTTACACCAGTTATTCCAATAATTGGATTGTATTCTGTGGCAGTAATGCCACTTGGAGCATAAAAATTGATTACTTCTGGTCTAATGTTAGACTGATACACCAACTCGTTTGTGGCAAATCCTTTGTATAGTGTTCCAGAAATCTGCTGATCGGCTATGGGAACAATATTGGATCTGGTTTGTAGAGTCAGTGATCTGCTTTTTGGTGTTTCAAAATCGTTTTGCAACTCTATAGAATTTGTTGCGCCAATGGTTGTAAAAGTAGACGCATATATGTCCTCTCTTGCACTATCAACAATAATTGGCAAAAAGCCAGCACCGTAATTAGATGGAATAAAAGACTCTTCTGATTGCGAAATAGAAGAAGAGATTAGAGCGGAAGAAGGGGGAACTACTTCTCCACTAGAGTTTATTACTATTACCTTTTTGCTCATATTATCCTCCTCCACTAGAGTAGTAAGCGTTCAGTACTGTTTGAGTTCCTCTATAAAGTGCTGGACCAGAATACCCTGGAGGATTTGCAGTAAAAGCAGAAGCAATTTGATTTGCACTAGGTATCAAATTTTGGTCAATACTTCCAGCACCACCAAAATTTACAGGAGATTTATACAGCAGATTATTGGAAGTGCTTGGAGTTCCAGATCCTCCAACCCATCCAGTTGCACCCTTTATCCACCACATGGTCATGCCTCGTGGAATATTGTACATTAGTTGGGTTCCGTTTCCAGAAGTGGGCAATCCAAATGTGCCTCGTGTCATGGTGTTTATAAAGAGATTGGATTGCCCTTGACTTGTGTTCCATATGTGCCAAAGAGCACCGCAACCACTTGCTAGAGAATTATACCCAAAGTAGTATTTGATTGCAGTTGTATCGCTACTTTCAGCGTAATATCCACCATCAAATGCCGCAATTACTGATATGTAAGTGCCAGCAGTCCAATCAGATTGAGTATTATGATCTAGAAGGAATGGGATTGAAATATTTGCTGTGTTTATTCCCAACTCTGTGGTGCCACCTTTATTATAGAATCCCATGTTCTGCCCTGCTTCGTTCACATGGGCACGCCTAGAATACGGAAGACCAATTACTACAGGATCGTGATAATCCGAATTGTAACCAAGAGACAGATAGGCTCCGTGACGAGAATAGATTCCGTATCCGTAGTCGTTTCCTAACTCCCATCCACCGTAACCAAACCCAAACGGATGCTTTATATGTACTCCTCCCAAAGCAAGTATAGCGGGTTTTTGCTGAACAAGTACACCAGAGTGGGTAAAGTCTCGTATACTGATTGCTCCTCTTGCGCTTTTAACAACAGAATCACCACCACTAGATACAATTTGACTATAGCACCTACCACGAAAAATAGCATTTCCAGCAATGTAAAATTTTCCGCCGAGAGAGGTAAGGATAGAATGTCCATTATTCGCGCCAAATCCATACAACCTCACATAGTCTTTGGATCTCTCACCAACTCCATTTGCACTACTATTGGTAAGAGTCAATCCAAATTCAGTTCCCTTGTTTGTTCCGAGTGCTGTGGTGCTGCATGATAGAGTGGTTCCACCACTACAACCCAAAACTATTCCACCATTACCCAATCCAAGATACTCTAGAGTTGTTCCTTCTGTATTATTAGAATACGCAAAAAATTCAAGAGTATTTCCAGCAGAAGCATTTAACCATGATCTTACCGCTTCAATGGTATCAAATGCAGGAGTATTAAGTTTCTGACAGTGGAATATGACACTTTGATTTTTTACAGGTCTTTCATTTACAACGGTTCCCGCTCCGTTTCTCCATGTTCCAAGAGTCCATCCAGTGGAAGCGGCTTTCTGATCCACAGTAGTTTCTATTATATTAAACGCTCGCAGAACAGCCGTTCGTGTACCGCCTTGGTTTTTATAACCAACAACACTCTTGTATCTGTCCCCGCGAGTGTTTGCAAAAATTTCAGGAACATAAAAAGCAGCAGTTAGTCCATTTGAAAGAGTAGATCCCGAAAACTGCGGTATGTCCAACCGTAATTGGGTATATCCTGGAGTATACGAATTGTAAGAAATGTCTAATGGACCCATATACATTTTGGCGTTGTTAAAAGAAAACAACATATTTGTTGCGGGTGTAATTGATTGCATCAGGACGGCTTGATTGCAATACGAATCACTTAGTTTGCTACTGGTTCTGAAACCATTGGTAAAATCTACAACTCCATTTGGACCGTCTACATGTATTCCAGCCGAGTGGCTGCTAACAAATATTGGAGTATTCATTAAAAGCCCAAGTTTAGGGTAATAGAAAGTGCTTCCAACATTATGAACTCCAGGGCTATACTCCATATAATTGGAAGCATCAAAACCCATGTCACTGAGCAGCGTTCCGTTGTTTACATAAACGCACACAGGACTGTTCACAGACAATCCGTATCCAAGGAAACCAAGGTTACGAATTGATGTGCTGCCTCCGTCCTGAACAATCATTCCAGGATTTGAAGCGTAACGAGTAACACTTGCACTAACAGCGTTTAGTTGGTGATCCCATCCACTACAAACCGATTTTGCACCGTAACTAGCACCTTCAACATGTCCATTCACAAACATGAGATTTCTGATGGATTTAATAGTTCCGCCCTCAATCACTAGAGGAATGGGTTGAGCATTTGTTCCATTGTTGAATGTGATTGATCCGCTGCTATAAGTTTTGATAACAACTGGGAAATTTGTCAACAGGTGTGCGTCATCACTAACATGAACCTCACCAGCGTTTCGTGCGGGATATCCAACAGAAACTCCTGAAGCAATTCCAAACTGAACTCCACCAACCGAAGAAGATGAATACGGATCAATAGTCGCCAAACTTGAACTTACGCCAAAAGTTGGACCATAGAAACCGTTTGGTTGAGAGTACTGTGGCTCTGGATAGCACGGATTGTTTCCTAAAGTTCCGTATCCAGTAAGACCGTTTCCAAGTCCTCCTGGGAGTTTTCCGTTTACGGTGGTGTTTGGATAGGTGTTGATTCGACCGTCCAGATTGATCCATTTAAACTGAAGTGCCAAATCAAAAGCACTAGAAGACGCACCTTCAATTCGTGCTAATCCTAAAATGGCTTGAGAGTCTTCATACGACAAACCGTGGTTATACACATGTCTGCCAAAGTTGTGGCCGTGTGTGTTTGTGTATTTTGCAGAAGCAACTCCATTCAAAGCATCGTTATAACCAATAATAGTAGACGAGTGTAGGAACGCATTAGACACGGACACATATCCAAACTCGTCTTCTGCACTGAATCCGTGGGCGGTATTTCCGTTTCCTAATGGGTAGTTAGCAGCAGTATCTCCACCCGCATGAACAGCATACCATGTGTTTACTGTGCCAGTGTGACCGAAATACGCAACCCGCGACAAGTCCCAAGAGTAGTCTTTTACGCGATAGATGTACCGCTGCTTGATGGCATTCAAGTCACCTTGAATAACAATATTTCCGCCCTGTGGGTGGTACAGGTTGTCAGGGAAAGGATTGCTGCCTGTGTTACCTGTATCGTATGTGTATCCGTAAATTCCTTTTTGGAACTGAATGTATAGAGTAGCGTTGCCTGTGATTGTATACTTTTGTGCCTCTGTCCACGCACGACGGAGTGTTGCAAAGGGCTTGGCTAGAGTGCCGTCACCACTATCGTCGCTTCCCCATGTGAGTCCTGTCCATGTGCCAGCAGATCCAGTCTTGCCCAAACCGTTGTTGGGTGGAGACAGGTAGATGGTGGTGTCTTCTGCAATAAACTTGAGGTTTAGCAGGGCGTTGTTGGCTGCCGATGGTAGTGGGGAAAAGTCTGGCATATGTGTTTATTTA